TAAATGAAGATATACAAAAAAAGGAGTTACAAGCAATACGTGACAAGTACGCAAAGGAAAAAATAAAAAAAGAAGACGAAGAATGGTTAGCTAGTCAAAAATTATCTTTGTCCGCACGTGATTACGAAGAACTTTTATTAGCGCAAAAATTCGACGAAGAACAAGCAAAAGCCGAAGGTAATGCGGAATTACAAGCGCAACTATTAACCCAACACCAAAAAGAATTAATCGAGTTAAAAGCAAAGTTTGCGGCTGAAGATATAAAGATTGCCGAAGATACAGAAAAGGCAAAATTAGAAGCTGAAAAAAAATATCAAGACGCTCAAAAACAATTTAACGAACTTGTTTTGTCTGAAGATGAACTAGCAAGGTTAAACATAAAAACAAAAGCCGAAGAAGAATTATTATTACTTCAAACAAACCTTGATAATAAATTAATAACCGAAGAACAATATAATTTAGCGCGCGAAGCATTAACTAAAAAAACGAATGAAGAAGTTGCAAAACTAGACGAAGATGCACAAAAGAAAAAAGAAGAATTATTAGCAAAACAATTAGACGCGGTTAAAGGTGGTTTAACTGCAATTTCAAACATCGCTGAATTATTCGCGGGCAAAAGTAAAAAAAGCCAAAAGAGGGCGTTTGATGTTCAAAAGGCAACCAATATAGCAAGTGCCGCCATTGATACTTTTATGAGTGCGCAAAGCGCTTATAAGTCAACGGTTGGTATTCCCGTTGTCGGACCAGTATTAGCACCTTTAGCGGCGGCGGGAGCGGTTGCAGTTGGTTTAATGAATATTAAAAAAATAAAGGAAACGCAATTTGAAGGTGGAGCAGTTCCAAGCGCGGGCGGTGGTGGCGGTGGTGGTGGTGATATTGGTAGCGGTGGCGCACCCCAAGCACCCCAATTTAACGTTGTTGGAAATAACGGAATGAACCAACTTGCGCAATTGCAACAAAAACCCGTACAAGCGTTCGTTGTAAGTTCCGAAATGACAAGTGCGCAAGCGTTGGAGCGTAACCGAATAAATAATGCAACAATTTAAAAATACTTTAATTATAATAATATGCGAATAGTTGAACTTATAATAGACGAACAAGACGACCAAAGCGGGATTGACGCCATAAGCGTTGTAATGAGTCCAGCGATTGAATCTAATTTTATTCATTTGTCAAAACACGAAGTAGTGTTAAAAGAAGTTGACGCAGAAAAGCGTATTTTAATGGGTGCGGCTTTAATTCCAGATAAACAAATTTACCGACGAAACGACAAAACAAAAGACGAATATTACATTTATTTTTCAAAGGCAACAATTAGAAAAGCAAGCGAACTATTTTTAATGAACGCAAATCAAAATAATTCAACGTTAGAACATAGCCAAAAATTAAAAGGGATGTCGGTTGTTGAAAGTTGGATTGTCGAAGGCGAAAACGATAAAAGCAAAAATTACGGGTTCGATTTACCGCAAGGTACTTGGGTAATTTCGATGAAAGTTAACAACGACGAAATTTGGAACAAAGTAAAATTAGGCGAAGTAAAAGGATTTTCAATTGAAGGTTATTTTGCAGATAGGTACGAAATGAATATAGACGAAGACGAAATTTTAGTTGAAAAAATCAAAGCAATTATTAAAAATGGCGAAGCAAAAGAGCTAAAATAACAAAAAAACATAAATACGTTTAAACGCGGTTTTAACGCGATATAACGAACTTTAATACTTTGACGATATATTATACCTAAAACTAAAGATAATGAAAAATCCAACAAACATAAAGGTTTCCGACGTAGCAAAAAAAGAAATTGAAAGACCGCGAGCAAGTCCCGTTGGAGGTCGAAGGGGGTGTTTATGTAAGGACGGAAAGCGCTATTCTCGAAAGTGTTGCGACGGTAGTTTACAAGCTCAAGGAATCGGTAACGTATAAAATTTTACAACAAAATATAAACAATTAAATTATATAAATATGAATACACTAAAAACCATTTACGACAAATTAGCGGACAAAACGGAGTTAGCAAAACACGAAGTAGAATTAGGTTTAGCGGACGATGTTAAAAAAGCCTTTAACGAATCTATTAACGCAAGAAAAAAAGCCTTTGAAGAATACCAAAAGTTAAAAACAATTTTAGCTTCAGCATTAAAAATGCAAATTGATTTACAAGCTATTAATCAAAAAGCAATTCCAATATTTGCTAAATTCGAACAAGGCGCAAAAGATTTAGGTATTGCATTACCAAAAGAAATATTAGACCAAAAGAAAAATATTGAAGACGGATTAAAAGGAACTTTTTTAAATAATATTAAAGCAATTCAATCAACTAAATTATAAAATTAAATATGAAAACAAGCGTAATTAATCAAATCAAAACTTTACTTGGAATGGAAGTTAAGTTAGAACAAAGAAAAATGGCGGACGGCGTTACACTAATCGAAGCGGACGCGTTCGAAATGGATAACGAAGTTTTTGTTATAACTGAAGACGAGCAAAAAATACCCGTTCCAATCGGAGAATATGAAATGGAAGATGGATTTATTATGTCCGTAGTTGAAGAAGGTTTAATTGCAGATTATAAGGAAGCACCCGTAACCGAAGAAGTAGCGCCAGAAGACGAAGTTGCGCCCGAAGTTCCCGTTGAAGCTGAAGTTGAAGCAAAAGTTGAAAAGTCCGCACCAAAGAAAACAATTGAAAGTGTAGTTAAAGAAACTTTCTTTTCCGAAATGGAAGCGCTTAAAAACGAAAATACGGAGTTAAAAGCTAAATTGGAATTATTAACTAAAGTTGAAGTAGTTGCAGAAGAAGCAACCGAACTTTCGGATATTAAACCAATTTCGTTTAACCCAGAGAATACAAAAGAAATTGAATTCCACAAAATAGGCGCAAAAAGAGCGCGTAATACAATGGATTCTATATTAGAAAAAATAAATAAATAATATTAACATTTTAAATTAAAAAAAATGCCTACACAACCATCAATTACAACTACTTACGCGGGTCAATTCGCGGGTAAGTATATTTCGGCTGCTTTATTAAGCGCGCCAACAATCGAAAATGGCGGGGTAACCGTTATGCCGAATATTAAATTCAAATCAGTTATTCAACGTTTAGAAACTGCAAACGTTTTAGAAGATGCAAGTTGTAACTTTCAAACAAATTCAACGGTTTCTTTAACTGAAAGAATTTTAGAAGTTAAAGATTTGCAGGTTAATATGGAATTATGTAAAAGTCAATTCCATTCAACTTGGCAAGGTATTGAACAAGGTTTTTCGTCTTTTGACGTATTGCCTAAGTCGTTTGCGGATTACTTAATTGCTCACGTAGCTTCTCAAGTTGCTTCAGATAACGAAGTTTCTTTGTGGAATGGTTCAAGTGCAGTTTCTGGTGAATTTGACGGATTGTTTTCAACGGCTTTAGTTGACCCTTTATTACCACCCGCACAATTGATTAACAACGCAGTAATTACACCCGCTAACGTTATTGCTCAACTTGCTTTAGTTGATGCAGCTATTCCAGCGTCTTTATACGGAAAAGCAGATTTAAAAATATATGTTTCTCAAAACGTTGCTAAGGCTTACGTTTCCGCTTTAGGTGGTTTCGGTGCTTTGGGTGTTAATTCACAAGCTAATGCGGGTGTTAACTCAATGGGTACAATGTGGTACACAAACGGCGCTTTATCTTATAACGGAGTTCCAATTTTTATGGCGAACGGATTGCCAAACAATTCAATGATGGCAACAACTACTTCAAACCTTTATTTTGGTTGTTCACTTTTGAGCGATACTCAAGAAGTTCGAGTAATTGATATGGCGGATATTGACGGAAGCCAAAATGTACGTGTAATTATGCGTATGGCTGCTGGAGCAACTTACGGAGTTATCGAAGACATCGTAGTTTACGGATAAATATTAACGGGGCGGGAAACCGCCCCTATTATAAACAATTAAATACATACAAATATGAGCTGTGATATTACAAGCGGACGCCTCGAGCAATGCAAAGACGTTGTCGGCGGATTGCAAGCAATTTACATACTAAATTATGGACTTTACGACGCGGTTCAAGACGTTACTTATACCGTGGGTACTGACGAAATTTCCGCAATTACTTTGCCTTTAGCTACACCGATTTATAAATTCGAATTAAAAGGTACAAATTCTTTTGAAACAACAATTACAAGTTCACGTGAAAACGGGACAACATTTTTCGAACAAGTTTTAACGGTTATGTTAAAGAAGCAAGATGTTGCAACGCACAAAGAAGTAAAGTTACTTACTTACGGACGACCAAACATTATTGTACGCACAAACGCAAACCAATTCTTTATTGCTGGTTTAGCGCGTGGAATGGACGTAACGGCGGGAACAATCGGAAACGGAACGGCTTTGGGCGATATGAACGGATATTCTTTGACTTTTACGGGTCAAGAAGCAGTACCCGCAAATTTCCTAGATTGTGTTGACGAAACTACTTTGTCAACTATTTTAAGTGGAGCGGTTATTACGATATAAAAGAAGTTTTATTGGTTAGAACTAAAAGGGGTTGCATTCGTGTAACCCTTTTTTTATGAAACAAAAACAAGAAAATCTAATTATATTAATATGATAGTTTTAACGACACAAAACATATTAAGCCAAACTTTTAATTGCACACCACGAACTGGAATAATTACGGACTTGTTTATTACGGACGAAGCCGAAAACATAACTATCAATGTTCCGATTATTTCACAAGGCGCGTTTAGTTATTTTTATCAAATCGAAGCAATATTTAACCTTACGGAAAATCGTTTTTATATGATTGAATTAAAAGATGTTTCGGGGAATAGATTATTACTAGAAAAAGCATTTTGTACAAATCAACCATTAGCGACATTCTCAGTAAATAACGGGCAATATGTTTCGCATACAACAAACAACGAATTTATAATTTATGAATAATTACCACGTCTTAAATTTATCGAGTTACACAACGCCAATAGTAGAAGAATCGAACCGAGAAAATTGGGTTGATTTCTTAACGGAAAACGGCGAACAATATTTTGATTTTTTAATTGACCGATACACGAATTCAACGACGAATAACGCAATAATAAACAATATTTGTCGCTTAGTATACGGACGCGGTTTAGGAGCGTTAGACGCGTCTAAAAAGGTAAGCGAGTACGCGCAAATGATGACTTTGTTTTCAAGGGACGACGTACGCAAAATGATTATTGACCGCAAGATGTTGGGGCAATTTGCTATTCAAGTTCACTACTCAAAAGATAGAACCAAAATATTAAAAGCATACCATTTACCCGTAAATTTATTACGTGCTGAAAAGTGTAATAAAGACGGCGAAGTTGCGGGTTATTTTTATTCCGATAATTGGAGCGACTTACGAACTTACCCGCCTATGCGATTTTCGGCTTTTGGGTTTTCAAAAGACAACGTAGAAATACTTTATTCTAAGCCTTATTCGGTGGGAATGAAATATTATAGTTACCCAGACTATCAAGGCGCGGTATCTTATGCACTATTGGAACAAGAAATAGGCGATTACTTAATAAACGAAGTGCAAAACGGGTTTAGCGGTACTAAGGTCGTTAACTTTAATAACGGAGTTCCAAGCGAAGAACAACAATCGATAATTAGCCAAAAGGTTTTAAATAAATTAACGGGTTCGCGAGGTCAAAAAGTAATTATTGCATTTAACGACAACGCGGAAAGTAAAACAACCGTAGAAGATATTCCACTAAACGACGCGCCAGAACACTATACATATTTAAGTGAAGAATGTTTACGTAAAATAATGCTTGGACATAACGTTACAAGTCCGTTATTATTCGGGGTTGCTTCGTCAAACGGATTTAGTTCAAACGCGGACGAGTTAAAAAATAGCGCGGTTTTATTTGACAATATGGTTATTAGACCATTCCAAGAAGAATTATTAGACGCGTTCGACACGATTTTACATTATAACGGAATAAGTTTAAAACTATTTTTCAAGACTTTACAACCTTTGGAATTTACCGATTTAGAAAACGCACAAACCGAAGAACAAATAGCCGAAGAAACGGGAACGGAATTAAGCGCAGACCCAAAAGACGATGCACTTGCTCAAGCATTAATAGATTTAGGCGAAGACGTAGACCCCGAATGGTTGTTATTAGATGAATTCGAGGTTGATTACGATAGCGACGAAATAGAAAACCAATTTTTAAGCAAAGAACCTAAACAAAGTTTTTTAAACAAAGTTGTTAATCTAGTTTCTACGGGTTCGGCTTTTCCAAATGGTAAAAGCTCACAAGATGAAAATATAGATGGATTTCAATTTATAACTCGTTATGTTTACGCGGGAATACAAAAAGAAAACGGGCGGGAATTTTGTAGAAAAATGTTACAAGCAAATAAGATATACAGAAAAGAAGATATTATTAGAATGGAATCGCAAGTTGTAAACGCTGGTTTAGGACCGCGCGGTACAAATACGTATTCTATTTGGTTGCATAAAGGGGGCGCTAATTGTTACCACAGATGGAACAAACAAGTTTACGTTAATTTTTCGGGTTCTGGAATAGATGTTAATTCACCAAAGGCAAAAAGGATAGCAGGCGCAAAAGCTGAAAAGTTTGGATATGTAGTTAAGAACCCCGCTTTAGTTGCAACTAGACCAATAGACACACCAACAAAGGGGTTTTTACCAACAAATAAAAGATTTAAATAATGGCAGAAGCACTACTAATTTCACGAAACGACATAGTTAAATTTACCGCGTTAAACGGGAACATTGATACGGATTCTTTTATACAATGGATTAAAGTCGCTCAAGATATACATATACAAAATTACTTGGGAACGAATTTACTTGAAAAGATTAAAACGGATATAATAAACAATACACTTGCGAACCCTTATTTGTCGTTATTAACGACGTACGTTAAACCGATGTTAATACATTGGGC